ATCAATACCCAATTGATTACTTATAGCATCTTTATTTACAGCTTTTCCTTTTCCAGATCCTTTAGAAGCAGCTGAAGCATCTAATACTGGTATGTTCGGACCATCTTTTTCATTTGCTTCTTGACGACCAGTTAATCCTGGTTTTTTCTCAGCTGTGAATCCAGATAATACTTGAGGATTGTCCTTTGTAGCAGCAGTTCGACCTAGTGATCCTATAATCACAGGAAATCCATCATCAGGTGCCATATAAAATCCAAAAACAGTATCTCCCTGAGATATTCTTAAAGTTTTATATCCAGCTGCTGCTCCAGTTCCTGCCGTATTTGGAATCATACAAGTTGCATATACAACATCACTATCTGTAATCTCATCATCAGCATAGGCACCAAATACTCTAACTTTATATCTCCACCCCCATGATGCGGTTCCACCTGCTTGTTCTTCCTGTGCATCATAACTAACAACACGTCCTAACCAGAATTTAACATCATCACCAAAAAAAGTTGATTTTTGCTTATTATCGTTCATATCTAACCTTTATTAGTATGTAGTCCATAAGTATCACGAACAACAGTCATGGATGTAAAAGATCTTTGAGCATTAAAACTGTGACATAAATGAAGTATTAAATAATTTCCACTTTGTTGTTGACTGACAGCTCCTTCTTCCTTTTTTTCACCAGGAAATTCAATTTCACATCGAATAACTTCACCCGCCTTTAGTTCAAGATTACATGGAACTTGAATAAACATCATTTGAGTGTGTAGAAGATTATATCTTGCTCTTGAAGTTGCTAACCATTCTCTTGGATCATTGTTTGGATTAACATCAACGCCTGGTTCTTGACTGCCAATATCTAAAACATGCATATTTATCTTTGTATAACTATTAACTCTATCTTCTAGGGCAAGTTTAGGTTTACCTAAAGTTTGCTTTAAACCACCATCTTCTAGTTTAAATGTTTTTTCATCCTTTTCTCCTGTTCTTGGATCATAAAATATATTACGACTATAATAATGTCCTTCTTTTAATGCGGTAAGAACGTCTTGGTCTTTAGTGAATCTTGGTTCGATTAAAATTTTAAAATCATTTTCCGCAGAGTTTGTTAAAATACCATCATAGAAATAAGTATGACTTGATTTGTACGATGCGTCAGATTTTATTTTTTCTGTTCCCTCTTCAATTAATTTATCAATAGATCTGAAATTAAATCCATCTTGTGTCTCATAAAAGAAATATCCAGCATCACCATTTGCTGGTATTGATCTTCGACATAAGTCATTAATTATATCTAATCCACCTCTTCTTTTACCAACAAAAGCATAAGAATTTCGAGTCTTGTCAACCTTGATTCGATTCTCAGTTATCTTAAGATCATTAGTCAATATCTTAGTGACAGTATCACTTATAGATCCCTTAAATTTTCTTGCGATTGGAGAATCATTATTTGTAACAGCTGGTGCTGAGTTCATTGAGAGAAAAACTGTTTGTCTGTTTGATTCCTGAGATATGATAGGTGCCGAATTTATCTTTAATGGATTATTTTTAAAATCTAAAGTTCCAAATTTAGATTCAATTTTAATTTCAACATCTTCTAATCCAGTAATTGGTAATCCATCATGTATATTTGTCAATCTTTCATTCGCATCTTGCTCCTTATCAGCTTTAACTGATCCACCAGAATCTAAAAATGCCAAAGTAGCAGTAACTATTGGAGAATATAAACTCTCATAATAATTAAATTGAATTGTCTTTGCCTGAATATTTGCTGTTTTGCCATCTTTATTGATGACTAAATGGGCATATTTTGATGACGCTGATGCACTCATGATTTAAACTGGTACATATTTTATTTTTTCCTTAGTTTTTGTCATAACTATAACTTGCTTACCCTCATTAACATTTGAATCGTACTTTAAATTATTTGAGGAATTTTTATCTTTATGTGGTGTGATATTATCACTAGTATTTACACTTGTACTTAATCCTTCAGTCTGTCCATATTTTTGTACTTGTTCTTTCATTGACATGCTTTGAAATGTATTATATTCATCAGTAGAAACTTCTTTATCATTAATATAAGTTTTGCCAGTATTCGTATCAATTCTACCACTGACTGATTTTGATCTTTTTGTCGTAGTTGTCGTGGTGGTTCCTTTATTTGAAGAATTTTTTGTAGGTTCAGAATCTTTTTGCTCTAATAACATTGTATATTCAGATTTATTTTCTACAGTATCCTTTAAATTATTATCCTGTAAGTATTGTTGATATCCATTTTCATATTCTTCTGTTTCTTTTTCACTTGGTTCATCTATCTGTTTTTTACCTTGTAGTGCTTCTTTAATTTTACCAATTAAACCAGTCATCGGTTCTGTTAGTTTTGTTAATTTATCAGTATCAAGTTCAGATACCATCTTTTTAGTTTCATCTTGCTCCTTCTCTTGTTTTTCAACATCAACTCCACCAATCAAAGATAGTAAACTCATGACCCCATCTTTTAAAACATTTATAAACTTTCCAAGTAAATCAAATATACCTTTATTATCCTCATAAAAGTTAGTAATTTTTTCTTTTAAATCTGTATAGATTGCCTTAACTTTATCAATTATGGTTTTAATATTATTAATTATAATTCCAGCCGTAATCAATCCCAAAACTTCAAAGATTCGAGAGAACATACTTCCTGTCTTTTGAGATATTTTCTTTCCAGTTGATTTAAATTTAGATACAAGAGGAGTTTCGATTTTCTTTTCTTTATTTGATAATTCTTTTTGTCTTAAATCAGCATCCATTATCTTTCGATTTGATCCTTGAATTTTAATTAACTTTTTATTACCTTTAAGAAGTGTGCTCTTAATATTGGTAACATTTAATTTTAATTTTTTAATACTTGCTGTTTTCATATTATCCAATTATCTGAAGTATCTTTGGTGTTTCCGTCATGTAATTGTTAAGTCCATTAATAGAGTCTACAACTTCAACTCCATTAATCTCTCCACCTGATGGATCTATATCACCAGCAACATCAACTTCTCTTTCTGTTCCTAAGTCCATATTTAACGTAGAAAGACTTGATTTAGTATTTGATGTGATAGAATCAATTTTTGTATTAATATTATTGTTTTCGTTATTAGATTTAGATATTACTGGTGATGATATAAGAGGTTTTCCAATTGGAGTTTTATCAACAGGAGAATATGGTTTTCCATATCTGTTGTCATGTTTTGTTTGAATTTGTTCCAATATACCATTTAATCTTCTATATTCAGCTTTACCAAGAGCATTAAACGTTTTAACTTTTTTTGATCTCTTACCTTGTGGTTCAATGTATAAATCATTATTTTTTAAATCCTTAACTGCATTTTCAATTGGTTTTAATTCTGCTCTTTTTTCGTCAGTTATTTTTTTTCTTTCCTCTTCGTCTTTTTGATATTTCATCCATTCTGCTTTCTGCTCTTCAGTTCCATATTTCATTACGCTACCGCCTTTAACTCTTGACCCTTTACCAATATTGACTTTTCCCGTTAAATTTACACCTGTTTTTAATAGTGCTTCTGCATTTTCAGTTCTTTGTGCAGCACCTTCCTTACCACCAAACATTGCTCCCCTAGCTTGATCTATCAAGAATTTACCACCTTTGTATATCAACACACCCGCAGCAATCGCAGCAATCGCTTTAAGTGCGAGTGGACTTGCTAGAATTCCAATCACAGTTCCAACAGTTTTTACAATACCGATAATTGATCCTAAAACTTTAAGACCTATAAGTCCAGCACCAATTCCTAATACCCATTTCCATTTACTTGCGATAAACTTAAAGAAATTACTTAGTTTTTCTCGATTCTCTTCATCCTTTAACCAATCAAATGCATTATTTGCCAAGATACCAAAACCAATAAATTTTAATGATTCAGCAATACCTGAAAAAATATTTCCAATTGGAGAAGTTACTTTAGATACTCCTTGATTAATACTTTGTCCTACTTTTTGTCCAACCTTTTTAACGTTCTCTAATTTAGATTCTGATTCATCTTGTTTTTCTTTTGATTTATCCTTTCTTAAATTTTCATTTTCTTCTTTCTCTTGAGAAATTCGATAATCATAATCTTTCTCTATTATCTTTCCAATCTCTTCAATTGTTTTATTAGTTTCCTCTAGTGGATCTTCTTTTCCACCATAACTATTTTGTGACTGTAATATATTTTTTAATAATGTAATTTTCTTTGAGTTGATAGCAATTTTCTCTTTAAGATTTGCCATCATCTTAAATACGTTTTTAAATTTTTTTCTTTCTTCTTTTAAATCAATTTCTGCATTAATTTGTCCTAATGGTTTTGCATCACTTCTCCTCTTTCTTTTTTTTAAACCTTCTGGTGGTATAATAGTTCCACCTCTACCAGAGGGTCTTGGAATGAATCTAGAACCAGGAGCCATTTTTGGCACAATACTTCCACCACCACTAAATGGAGATTTCATATTTGTCACATTCAATTTTGGTCTGCCACTCATGGCAGTCATTTTATTACTAAAATTTTCATATACTGGAGATGTCTCATCCATTGTTTTGCTGTGCCTTTAAGTTTTCTTCTTCAACATGTTGTCTTAATAAAGTAAGATACACTTCCCTTTCCCAAGGAATCATATTTTCAATCTCTGTCAATGAATATTTATGATGCTGCATCAACGCAAAATTGATTTTAAAGTATGACTCAAGGTCAGTATGAGCCATACTTAGGTGAAAAAAGCAGCCAAACCCTCCAATACAACATCTGATTCAACTTTTGTTTTTGGATTATTCACCTTCACAGTGTGTGATAGTTTAGGCATTGTATCGAAAAACCTTTCAACTTCTTTAAATTGTTTGGTATTCAATTGTTCTATAAATTCCTCTAGTTCTTCTGTTGTAGAGTCATTCGCATCCCAACTTTCTTCATTGTCATAAATCATCTCAATACATGAAGTAATCATGCTTAGTGATTTTGATACATCACTTGTATCACTACCAACTTCAAAATTATTTTCAACAAATTTACTTAATTCAGGATACTTAAGTTTCATTGAATATTGATCATCCAATTTAATAGTATTCTGATGGTTCTTTGTTTTCTTAACTTTAATCGCATCAATTGGAATTTCCATCTCAACAGATGTTTCTCCATCATCAGGACAAGTTATATTGACATCAACTGTTTCACCTACAGATTTCGCACGAACATTTAAGAACAAATATTCAATGTCAAAGGTCGCCAATTTTGTAATCTCAACTCCTTTTGTCATTACACATGCGTTTAGTATTTCAACAATCGCATCAGTAATTTGTTTCATATCCTGAGATTCTAATGCGATAATTAGAATCTTTTCTTCCCGAACAAGAAAAGGACGATATTTAATTTTCTTACTATTGGACGGTAACACCAACTCATATGTCGGTGTATTAATTTTTGGTAAAGGCATAATAATCCTATTACAATTCAGTAAATCTATTTAGGAGGTTAAAAAATGTTTGATATTGAACCAAATAAAGAATCAAAAAGTGAATTATATTCTGGTTCATTAATTCTTTTCATTATATATCTGTCATAGTTAAAACTTACAGATACTTTTAACAATTCAGCTTCTCCATACGTAACTGGTATTGGAGTAACTGACTTTGGAAATGCGTTCATAAATTGATATTGTATCTCTCGATCATAGTTTCTTTCAAATTTTGTAATTGTCATTGTATCAACTTTATAATCATCAGGATATTTCATTCTTCGATAATATGGTTTAACACGATCAGTTACACCTTGTCTTTCAGATCCACTTGAAATATAATCCATCCAACCTTCAAAAAATCTTAGCATTGTATAATTATTATCAACATAGAAAGTAAAATCAATATCAGTATACAAACGAGTATGTGCGAACTCTTGTGGAATTCCCATAAAATTATCCTTCACTTCTGCTGTCGCAAATGCAGATGCTGGTAAAGAAGCATCACTACAAAGAAGTCCAGAAGTTCTTGATATAAATTCATCAATATCATTAAATCCAGTTGATCTCTCAAGATATCTCATGATCGTGGATTTTAATGAGGAAAAATTCACAATATAATGATTATTAAACGCAATATTACCAAACGTTTGTTTGGCCTGTGTCATCGTAATTTTTTTTGCAAAGGATTCTGCCACTCTAAATACCTTATATAAATTATTGTATTATTATCTATTTAGATGTCATACAAAGGTAAATATAAACCGAGATGTCCCTACAAGTATAAAGGTGATCCAACAAACATTATCTATCGGTCTTTGTGGGAGTTGAAATTCATGAAATATTGTGATACAACACCATCAATATTAAAATGGTCATCTGAGGAAATCGCAATTCCATATAAGTCTCCAGTTGATAACCGTGTTCATCGTTATTTTCCAGATTTTTATGTAAAGGTGAGGGAAAGTAGTGGAAAGATAGTTCATAAATTAATTGAAGTTAAACCATCTAAACAAACTGTACCTCCAAAAAAACCTAAAAGACAAACCAAGGGATACATTTATGAAGTGTATGAATATGCGAAGAATATGGCAAAATGGAAAGCTGGTGATGAATTTTGTAAAGATCGATTATGGACATTTCAAGTATTAACAGAACATGAATTAGGAATTAAATGAGTCGTATAAACACAATAAGAGACAAATTAATCGGAATCGAAGATCCTGATGATTTAATGGTTCAAATTTTAGAAGTTTTATCAAGCACAGCAACAATTCCTGATGTTGGTAGCATATATACTTTTGTCTATGCACCAAAAACACCAAATCTTCAATATGATGCTCACCCTTTAGTTGCAGTAAGTGATATATTTCAATGGGGTTTTCGAGGAATTAATTTTCATTGGGGTCAAAGTAGACAATATACATGGCAAGAAGTAGTCGGATCTCTACACATCGTTAATTCTGATGAGTTACAAGATCTTATTTCAATACCTTATGGTAAAATCGAACTAAATAATTAAAAAATTTTCAGTAAGGCTAATAAATGCTCGACTTTTTAAAAAATTTATCTCAAGGTAGTGGTAGTAATATACTAAGATATCCTTATGAAGCACTTTCTTCTGCTACTGACTATCTACAGATGGATATCTTAGAGTATGTTCCTGTGGCAAAAAATAGTCAAAATATAAGTGGTACTAGTAGTTTAGTAAGTGCTCCTGGAAGTCGAAGAAATAGTTTAAATAACCGAGTTGGATATAGATCGATTGGAGGATTAACAAATCGTGTATTAAAAGATGGTGGAACAATTTTACTTCAAATTCCATCACAAGTCCAAGATGGTAATAGTGCTAGTTATGGTGACAGTAGAATGAATGGTCTTGTGGCTGCTGCAGCAGAAGCAGCAACAGGTATAATCAAAGGCGTAAAACTAGATAATATCGGATCAATTGATGAAGTTGGAAAAAACCTTAAAGATATTGGAAGCAATGCTCTTCAAGGAGCTGGTGGTGGGAAAGGGATTCAAGACATCGCAACTAAATTTTTTACTTCAAAAGCTGTGGGTGCTCTTGGTGGTAATGTTTCAGTTAATCAATTATTGGCAAGACAAAGTGGAGAGATATTTAATCCAAATATGGAACTTCTCTTCAATGGTCCGACACTTAGAAG